AGTTGGTGAATATATCGTAGTCTTCAGTAATATAAAAGTCTGTGGTGTCTCCGCTATCATTTCCAACTGATTGTAAAATACCGTTTTGGAATATTAGAATTGTATTTGGGGTGATCACGGGGTTAGAAGTGTCTTCATCTCCGAAGAAACCGGAGTACTCTCCGTTCTCATTAATACTTTCTCCGCTGCCAAGCGGAGCATCTATTGCTCCTGATGGTGCTGGGGTACTGCCCTCTCCTTCGTCAATATCACTAGTGCCGGAGGCTCCATATACAATACTTGCTCCAACTCCTGTACCGGTTGGTGATCCAAGAGAAGATTCTTCTATCTCTTCTTCGGGCACAGGCTCTGCTCCTGCGGCGCGCCATGCGTTATTTAATAAAGCTTGTTGAGCTTCGGATGATAATATTTCTAAGTCTATTAAGCCTCGCCTAGTTTGTATACATTTAGCTACAATTTGAAAACGGAATTCTGGTTGTCCGAAAAGTTCTTTTTCTTCTGCGAGGGTTACAATCTCGTAGAATGCATCACCATACATTATATAATCGCCTTCTCTGATAAATAAGTTTTGATCCTCAGTTATTCTTCTCTTATGGAATCTCACCATAATCGACTGTTGTTTGTCCAAACCATAGCCAGTTGTTATAGTTTTGATGCCCTCAAACTCTACTAAGGCATGAACGTGTACTGGTGGTAAGAAGGTTTTTCTTATTGCTTCTCCGTAGAGTTGATGATAATCAGAATATTCAATTGAGAGAGGAAGGTATAAAACTCTTTGTCCTACAATTCTTTCAATGACCTCATCATTAATTTGTTTTACGAAATCTCTTTCTGGTTGTCCCGTAAATAAAGGAGGTGGAGGTGCTGCTGGTTTTGACCATTTATTAGCCATTACTTTTTAGTCTCCCAAGGCCTTTGGTCTCCGAAGATTACTCTTTCTCTTGGCATTTTAAATTCTACTGCATTTTCTCTAATTGTTATCTTCGGGTATTTTTCGTTGTTGCCTGCTCCTAATAGATATCCCAATATTCTAATTGGTATTTTTGTTTCGTATTTTCTTTCTTCTTCTCCGAGATCTGCGACGGTGTTGGCTAAACCATAATCTCCTTCCAAGAAACCCTCGAACCTGTGTCCTTCGTGGGTGATGAAGAAGTTTGTGATTTGTCCTGTCCTTGTGATGAACGGAGATAGCATCTCATTCATTTGTTGTTGATATTCTGACCTCAAAGTTAATTCGTATTCTGCTACAATATAAGTTGGCATTGGCATCGTCATAGTTTGATAAACAACTTTCTTATTATTAAATCTGGAGTTTACTTTACCCTTTGTTTTATTATTAGAATCTCTGTTTGCGAATGCTGCTGTTTTGTCTTGCTGTATTGTCCTCGCAACAGTTATAGCTCCACCCTTGGCATCGTTCTTATTTGGGATGTGAGCCCAAGCAACGCCTTTAAAAGCTGGATCTTTCTTAAGTCCTGTTCTCTCAATTGAAATTACGGGAAGCTCAAAAATACCGTGTTTGTCTCTTTGCTGTTTTTGGTCTTTGACTTGATATGCTCTTTCTGCAAGAACCCAAATGTTTGGAACCTTTCTCCAACCTGTGTTTGAATCACAGAATACATTCATATCTTCTTCAAGCCATTTAAAGATAGCCATATCGATCGTTTCAATAGTCGAGGGCATTAAAGAGATCTCTCTAGTAAATTTATCTACTTGTTTCTCTTCTTTAAAATATGGTGCGTAACCTTTATATAAATCTTCAAAGCTAGACATTTATTTATCCTTGGAAAATGGGCATTGGTATTTTAGAAAATAATTCATGACCAGATGCTACTAGTTCACTATCTCTTTTAGCTAGTTCTGTGTACGTCATTTCATCTAATACAGTTTTAAGTTCCTCTCTCAAAGCATCCTTTTCAGTTTGCGCCTGAGATAAGAGATCTCCTCCGTTTAGGGTTATAGAATCTCCTGGAATTGGAATAGAGCCTAATTTTGATCTAATCTGTCCTAGTGTCTCTTTTGACAATGACAAAGCGTATCTTCTAATCCATTGCTTACCGATTGCGTTTATTTTCTCAAAAGGCAAGTTTTCAAATGGAAGGGCGTTCATATTGTTTACTCCATCAATACCCTCCTCGTATCTATCATTTACTTCATATGGATCAACCTCTACTGAAAACTCAACCCACATCTTGTCATAATCTGTGCCGATTAGTTGAGGTTCTGGATAAATTCTTAATTGATTATCTTTTAGTTCATAGGAATAATGGGAAAGCCTTGTCCAAAGATGATCTTCATAGGCTTGTGCTTGTGCTTTATTCTGCCATGCTGGAATAATCTCAAATGTGGAGTCGTCGGTATATTGACCATAATAAAGTAGGTTGCCGACGACGTTTAGCCCTCCGTAATATCCGAAGAACCTCCACATTGCTTGAGGTGTTTTGTAAAAGACTTTGCGAATGATTACTCTTTTGTTGCCAACCTGTTCATAATATGGCAACGTAGAGTCGGTTGCTGCGGAGGAAGAAATGATTGTTTGTAAATCATAATCTTGAACTCCTGATTTTAAGCCGAATGATGCAGAATAAATTGGGATTGTTCCACCAATTCCTGCTTCGTGAGAGATACCATCACCAACTTTACGAGCATAGGAAAAGCTGAATCGTGGATATTTTAAGTTAACTCCACTTAGCTTATCTGCGTTGCTTCCTGTTAGCTGACCTTCATGATCAAAACTACCAGTGGTTGAACCAAGAAGATCAGATAATACATTCTTAGATTGGTGTATATTGAGAAGATAGGAATATTCCATAACCGAGGACTGATAATTTGCATAAACATTTCCTGCGGTTATTTCTAAATCTAATACGTCTCCGCCTAAAGATTTATAAGTATAGGCGACTTGTTCTGCTGCTCCTGTTAGGAATTCCTTAGAAGTTCCATAGAGACTAAATGGTAAAGCAGCGGCAACTTTTGCTGCGTTTCCTGTTGATGGCAAGATGACCTTGCTCATTTGACTTACAGGTGTTAGGGTGGGTAATGACATACACTCGCACCTCCTCTAACTAAATAGTAAGAGTGCTCACAATAAGCAAATAAAAAAGCCCCGGCGCTATGGCCAGGGCTTGTTATATAGACTGTTATCTTGTGATTAGCCGAGAATGTCGGTAATGACAACTACACCGTAGAGGTCCGGACGAACCATCTTCTTAGCGTAACGAGTCATAACACCCTTGCGAGGTACGAAGTCCTCAGTACCAAAAATGGTAGGTGTCATTTGTAGCGGCACGTAAGGTGCGTATACATATCCACTTTCTAGGAAAGAAGATCCTTTACGACCAACGAGTACTACGTTACGTGGGAAGTATGCGTCGACATAGACATCAAACTTCTTGCTCAGTGAGCCGACCTTCATAGTGCCAACAGTACCACGGTCGTCATCATGAGTGATTGAACCACGGAAGCCTGCTGTGAACTCTAGGAGGTTAGCAACCTCTGGAGATACAACTAGGAAGTTTGCACCACCGCGAAGAGTCTTGCGGTGAATAGCGGCTGACACATCGTTGATAGTTTCAACTAGGGTCTCATACCATTCTGATACGTTACCAGTGAAGTCACCTTGGGCGCTTACGGCGAGTGCGGCGCCAGTTGTGCGATTGAGGAACTTGCCTGGACGACGTGACCAGTATAGTGTAGCACCGGTTGCACCCTTGAGAAGATCCTCAAGAATCTCACGATCAATCTCTAGAGCGATGTGCTCTGAAAGAATGGAAGTAAGCTCAACCTCTGCATCCATGTTGTGATATGCGTTAAGGTCTTGTGCTAGTTCTGGTGTCCACTTAGCCTTTAGCTTCTTGGTCATTGCAGTTACAGGAATTGAATCTACCTTGATATCAATCTCTGGAATTGCAGTTTGGGATTCTAGTTCCCACAATGGCTGACCAACAACACTACCTAGACCACCGTTACCACCTGAACCGAAACCATCGTCAATGACGAAAGAAGCGGAATCCGCTGATAGTAGTGAGCCTGA